GTCTAGTACCATAAACGATTAGATCCATTCCAGTTCCTCGTCTAGCTTCTCACCTGGTCTCATACCAATAATGGTTACTCCGGGTTCGTAGTCTGATGCTTGGTCATAGCCATGTCTTTTGAGTACATCTGCTAGCATATCTAGTAGTCGTACCTTACGACATTTAGGGATGATTACTCTTTCACCATTTAGAAACTCATACCAGAGTTGGTTAGATGCATCTACGTCTTCAATGACATATCTGGTCATACGCTCATCAGTTACTGGGATTGGCTCTTCGTTCTTAATGGCTTGTTCCCATATAGGAATAACTGAACCACTAGATGAGAGTAAGTTCCCACACCTACCAACAGATCCTCCATAAAACAGGGCTAACTTCTCTCCGATAGCCTTTGTGAACCCATACAAATTGATAGGTTTAACTGCTTTATCTGTTGATATGAAAAGGAATGGGATACGAAGTCTTGAACATTCTTTGAATAACTTAACTGTTTTGGTTATGTTGTTGTTTATAAAGCTCTCTGGGTTGTTCTCACCTAGGTCTACATGTTTATAAGCAGCACAATGGATTACATGACTAAACCCTGCTAAAGGTACGTCAGTAAAGTCTCCTAAGATAAACTCAACCTTTGGGAATAGCTTTTGGGCTTCGGCAACTGCCCACTCATTGCTATCTACAACGCACACACGTGCCTCGTGTAGCGTTTTTAGGAAGGCTCTGCCTAATGACCCAGCCCCACCTGTAATTAATACTTTCATAAGTAATCCTCCTTACGTTCTAATGTCCATTTAACTGTCTTCTCTAAACTTTCTTGTAGGGTCTTTGGATACTGATAGCCACTATTGATGAGTTTGGAGGAGTCAAGTGCGTAGCGCAAATCATGTCCTGGTCTGCTAGAGTGGAAGTCCACAATTCTATATCTAAGGGGTTTCCCGATAACATCAGCAACCCGTTGAGCAAGTTCAAGATTAGAGATTTCTTCCAAGCCTGCAATGTTCCATTCATCATACCCGTGATAACCCAACCTAATAATGTGAAGAAGGGCATCACTAAGATTTCGTGCATGAATATAAAATCGTGTACCTGAACGAGTCTTGTCTTTGTTGCCATGTATAGTTAGTTCCTCTCCTTTAAGTACAGCATTGATTATCTTACCCATGTACTTCTCTGGGTGCTGTCGTTCACCTATGATGTTCATTGTGTGTGTTGTTATGACTGGTACCTTGTAAGTGTTTGAGTAGGCTATACCAATAGCCTCTTGAGCTGACTTACTGGCAGCGTATGGGTTAGATGGATGATGATACTCAAACTCTTTGAAGTCTTTACCTTCTGGTGCTGGGCCATATACTTCATCGGTTGAGAAGTTCACAAACATCTTTAAGTCCTTTTGGTCTCTAGCAAACTCAAGTATATTTAGAGTAGCAGCTACGTTGTTCATCACGAATGGTACTGGGTCGTCTATACTACGATCTACATGGCTCTCAGCAGCTAGGTGTAGGATGTAGTCAATTTCACCCACGTCTTCCTTTACCCCAAAAGGTACAGGTAGGTTAAGGTCAATGTCGTAGAACTTCAGTCTATGTTTGTATATCTCATAGGTGTCTATGTCTTCAATCATTTTATTAGAGAGTGAAGCATAGCCCATCTTGTCAAAGCCGATAATATCCCAATCGGTGTTCTTTAGTAGGTGCTCAATCAAATGAGTTGCTACAAATCCTTTAGCTCCTGTTATTACGCATTTCATAGGTATTGCCCTCCTGATTGACCAGCCCCACCAAGTAGTTCAACACTTGGTACGAACTGTTCTTCGTTATTACTTATTAAACCCTCAAAGCCATATCGTAGTGCGTCCATTGAGTGATCGAATGCTACGTCTGGTATATCCAAAATCTTGCCATCTCTGTCTGTCTTCCAAAGGTAGTTGCGATATTCTCTGATTAGATTGAGTGAACGCTTGGTCATTGAGATACGCTGTTGTTGTACGAACTGAATACCATGGTTAACTGAGCCAGCCTTCTTGACGCATGGGAGAATAGATATACCATAGCTCTTTATCTCATCTATGCTCTTAGGCTCTGCTGAGTCTGCCATAACAAGTGCGTGTGGTAGGTTAGATATAATGTCTGCTAACTGTTTGTTAGTCAGACCCTTTTGGTAGGTTATCTCATCAACGATATAGCCACCATTGTAGTAGTAAATAGCGACAATGGCTGCTGGGTCAACTGAATAGCCAAAGTCCAAGCCATAGCGCTCTAAACGTGCCTCATGGGGTATCTCGTCTATGATAGTCCAGTCCTTGTATATCTTGCCCTCTACTTCACCGAGCAGTCCTTCGCCATATACTTTCCACCAGTTCTTGTTGTCTTTTCTACTCTCGATACTATCTACAATAGACTGTGGTAGTCCCTCATTATCTTTATAAGTTAGTATGACAAAATCGACATTCGGCTTGTCCTTTACGTCGGTATAGAAATAAAACTCCGTTGTCGGGTTCCAATCGAGGAATATCAAATCAGACGTTCTAATCTCTAATTGGTCAAACGTCTCGTATGGTACGTTGTTTGCTTCGTTTATAAATAGCCTTTGCCTACGTGGGCCACGTACTTTAACGGGCATATCTGCTGAGAAGAACTCTATGATAGACCCATTCTTAAACTTGTATATAAAGTCCGTAGCATTCCAGCACGAGTCGTCCCAATACTTCTGATCTAGCATTATATTCTTAAAGTCTCTCATTGCTCCACGTTTCAAGTGGGGCATAGACTCAGAAACAATAGACGTTAGTGTTGGCTCTATGTCTGCCTGTGCCATATCTATGAGTATCATAAGAATAGATATAGTCTTACTAGCAGAAGTCCCCCCAGCTATACCTCTAATTCTCTTGCGTAGTTTCAGCAACTTCTCGGTTGCGGTTGTTCGAATGAACACTATCCCCTCCTAGTAATGGTATAAAGACTGCCTTGTCTATGTTAATATTCTGTACTACATTCTCTACTGTACGCTTTAAGTCATTCAAAGCACCGGTAATCTCTCTAAGGTTCAGCTTTGATATATCTTCTTCTTCTATCTTTCTTCTAAGGGCTGTTTCAATAGCTAGTATGTTTTCCCATGTATTCAAAATGTACTTCTTTTGTACTTGTGTTCGAAATTGTTCAAAGTCATCATCTGACATTACTATGTTATGAGCTGTGTTTCTTGGCACTCCTATAGCTCTTCCGGCCTCTGCTATGTTACCAGTGGTTGCTGCTACCATCTTGGCTTCCTCTACCTTCTGTGGGTCTGTGGGCATCCCTCTAGTCATTGTCTCTCTCCAAATACTCTATTGCTCTGTCTAGGTAATCTGTATTATCTTTCATGAGTCCTAGTGCCTTGTTACAATTACCACACAGTAAGCCACGTACCCTGAGTGTCTCGTGGTCATGATCTACGTGTAGCTTCTCTCCCTCGTGTTCATGGCAAATAGCACATGAGTTATCCTGCTCAAAATACATCTGTTTATATTGTTCTTCTGTTAGTCCGTACCTATTGAATATCCTATTGAACTCTACCAATATCTTAGTCTCTGGTTTGTTTCTATATCTCTTCTCGGCTTCCTTGCCTTGTTCTGTCTTCTTATACTCAGCTCTCTTGTCTCGTCTTTGTGCGTTACGAACTTTAGCACGAGCAATAACCTCTGGCCTAGCAAAGTATTCTTTATTGTATGCAGCTATGCTCTCTTTTGTTTTGGGCATTCTAAACCCCTCCTATATACTATACCTACCATGTAAATCAAGTGTTGTCTAGTACTTTTGTACAGTATTTCCGTATAGTAGTTTCTTTATATCTTGGATACTTATAATGCAATAATTCGTGTATTATGTCAAGTTCTGTTAATCGTCTATCGTGATATATTATATTGTTTGATATTCCTACTAAGTGATAGGGTCGGTTGTAGGCACAAGTTACTTGATCCTTTGATATGTATTCAAAGGTTATCTTGTCTTTGATGTTTAGTTTCTTACACCATTTACGAAGGTAGTAGTATTTCATATCAGCTCTTTAACTATCTCTAATCGTTTCTTTGAGCACCATTCTATTGCCTCCTTGTATAGCTTACGCATTTCATCGTCTTTGGTTTCTTTGACATACTTCCTGAATATACTGTCAAAGTGTTCAAGGGTTCTTACTCTCTCTACTAACATGAGTTTGTCCCAGCGACCTTCAAAATCTTTAAGCTCTGTTGCGTTGTTTGTCATTGTACTTTCCCTCCACTAAGTAACCATTATTATCCATCTCGTATTGTAGGTGATCTAAATAACCTCTGCGCCTATTCTTTTCAATACGCATCTTCATTACTCTTGCCCCAAACATATCGTCCTGCTCATCCATATCACGCCATATCATCATAATCACGTCAGCGTCTTGAGCAATACCGGCAGAGTCTTTTAAGTCTCCAACACCAGGAAATCTTTTAGGGTTCTCAAGTTTCTTAATATGACACAATAATATGATTGGTATCTCATACTTACGAGCAAGTAGTTTTATCTCTCTAACTAGATGTCCTATCTCACTTGCCTGATTCTCAAAACCCTTAGAGAAGAAGTGTAGATGGTCAATAGCAACACACTTTATTCCCTGTGCTATGCCTTTTTTTATAGCTGCCTCTAACACAGGTATAGTAGCGTTGGTACCATGATAATAATAAATAGGTAGCTCGTGTAATACATCAAAGGCACCCTTACTCTTAACCATTCTAAGAAACCTTACTGTAGTCTCTACCGGTGGCATCTCTAGTGTAAAGAATAGGACTGGTATGTTATCTAGGGCCATGTTTAGTAGCATACACTGAACAAATTGTGTCTTGCCCTGTCCAGTACCACCACTCACAACTATGAGTTCTTCTGGGGCAAAACCACCTATCGCCTTATCTATTGATGGGTAGCCACACGACAACCCATCCATCCTATATGGGAAGTTTATTCTATCTATGGCAGTCTCTACGCTTTTCTCAATAGGTAGTAGCTCAAACTCAGGCTCATCACTCTTAAGCGAAGATAGTTCTAAATCAGACACTAATTGCTTAAACAGATCTACCTTTGCCTCATTAGTGAGATTTTTAAGATTCATCCGTTCTCCTTTCAAGTTCATTAAACTCTTTTGCTTTTAACAACCAGTTGAGTAGCCCCATAGTCGTTGGTGGTTTTTTAACCTTTTCCTCATAATGAATTGCCATCTTCTTTATTGAGTTATCTATGTAGTAGTCAGCAAAGTCTTTGTCTATGATTTCTATTACTCTGGGTGTTATCTTAAAGTCTTCTCCTAATGTATCTGAAACGTATTTCACCCTAAAAGAATAACTATTACTTATTAGTTCTTTATTCTTACTTATTGTTATGTGTGACTTGGTTGTTACTTGGTTGGTACTTTCGCTGTTACCATCACCTTGATACTTACCCCAATTTACGATTGAAATGGTGCTAAATTGGTTGTTACTCACTTGTGTTACCATTTTGGCGTTTTTCAATCTCTTTATTGCTTTGTATAATGTACTATCATTCATCTTTAGCAGCTTAGATAGCCACAGCCTACCATATCTCATTGAGCCAGTTTCTCTATCAACTGACACTAAAAAATATTCAAAGATACGCCATGCTGTTGGATCGTCTCTCCAAATATCATTGTCTATAATTTGTCGGTGGAGTTTAACCCACCCTTTGTGTAGTGTCATAATCCGCTCCCTTTATTACTTTATCAAAGGCGCTGGGGAGAGGAGCGGAAACTAAACTCCCCAACACTTCCAATAAAACAATTCGGTTATACTATTATATATGCCAAAATCCCCAACTTTCGTTGGTTTTATTTCCCTCTAATTGTAGGTTCCCTCTCTTCATAAACCTATTCTATACCCATTAAAAGAAATGTACAATAATAATGTTATCCACAGGGTTATAAATAAAACACTTGACACCAATGTAACTAGCGTGCTATCATTGATTTGTGAGGAAAACACAGTCCAGTTTTGAGGGAAGCCGGACACTAAAAAATAAAAACCCTTCCTCTACATAATAATAAAAAGGAGAGAAAATGTTATCAAAACACACCCAACAACAGATCCAAAGGAGACAAGTCACAAGGGCTTGGAAACAAATTAGGTCGGCAATGATAACATCTATATGGCTGGTTATCATCTTTCTAGGAGTAATCCTATTTATTAGTGAATCATTAAAAGTTAGGGGGTTCTAGTGAACGCAGAAGAAATGGTAGAAGAATACGAAACAGAAGTCGGGGACTTTATCAAAAAGCACATTAAAAGAGAACCAGTGTTGGTATCAGATTGCTGCGGGGCAGATGTAGATTTAATCAACTCAGCATCACCAAATGTTGAAAGCGTCTGGTGTACCAAATGTCATAAAGCGTGTAACGCAATCAGTGAGGACTAAATGAAAGTAACATTTCCAATCAGAAATATAGACAAAGACGAGTGGGATCTATTCAAGTATAACGTAGCCAAAAAAGGCTATGTATCAACCAACGAAGCATTACTAGCCATGATTACTAGATATAATAATAAATGTCGGGAGGAATAATGTTAGTAACAGTTAAAAGAACCAAACAAGTAGCTAAATTTGAGCCACTCACGATAGAGCAAAGCATTGAGCTAGATGACTACGACCAAAACCGAGTCAACACCGAGACCATGCTTGCCGAGATAGATGCCCAGATAGAGCAGTATATGTCAAAGCATGGGGAAGACGCAGGCGTAGGCCTTAGAAGGCTCGCAGAGTTATCAGTAATGGTGGCCACAGGCAAGCCAATGCTAGTAGAAGATTTGGAAAACCTATCAGCTAAAGAGTCTGTCTTCATAAATGAAGTCAAAAAGGCTCTTTATCGCACGCCTGCATATAAGAATAAAGTAACTAACAGCTCGGTTGAAAACGAGTCAAATAGAAAGGGATAACATGTCAGATTTCGTAAAGTTAAGCGCACTCGTAGGGGACACATTCACAGTTAAAGAGGTTAAGGGTTTCACTTATAAGAAGTGGGACAATGACGAAAAGAAAATGCTCACATCCGATATGTGGCAAGATGGGTTCAAAAAAGTATATCAAGTAGAAACCGACAAAGGTCAGCTAGATATGGGGCCAGGACAAATTGGACAGCTATTAGAAGGTTCACTTTATAACGGAGTAGCCGATCTAAATGGCAAAACCTTCGCAGTTAAGTCAAATGGTAAGACGGGGATGGACATTCGTTACTATCTAAACCCAGTCAAACCAACAGTAAAGAACGAAGACACCAGTGAAGATGTACCACTAGAAGATATTAACATTGACGACATCCCCTTTTAAGGAGTAGTTATGAAGTGGCGAGTAGTCTACAAAATCGGTCAGAAGTGGCTCACTAAATACGAGTACGGCTCATGGGATGAAATAATGATTAAATACATGGGTAAGTCAGCGAGGTTATTCCAATGCAAAGATCATTAAAACAAAATGCAAGCCTACATGTGCTGTTCTCTGAACTAGCCGATGCCTTAAATGACGCAGGGCTAGACCAAAGGGTAGTTCTTAAACCGAGTGTTGAAATCCCCTGGAACTTGGAATCAGTCAAATCTAACCTATGGAAACCTATTCAGAAAGCTGTCACTCATAAGGATTCAACCACCGAACTTGACTCAGTAGAAATAGATAAAGTCTACGATATTCTCATGCGACATCTAGGTGAAAAGTTTAACATTTTTGTTGACTTTCCATCCAACGAAGAAGATAATAAGCATATATAATAGTTAGTACTTTCAAAATCTTGGAGCAAGAACAAGTAGATCATAGAAGACATCTACTGACTATCACTAAAAGAGAGAGGGAAAAATTAGCAAAAGAAAACTAATACTCTTACTTGCAGCGCTTTGTGCACTGTTAGTAGCAGGAAGAGTAATCGGAGCAAGTTTAACCAATCAAACACAAACAAAAATCGTTGAAACGACCCAGAGTACCCCAGAACCTATAAAAACGCCACAGAGCGAGCCTGTGAAGGTTACAGAGCCTATTAAACCAGTTGTTGTGGACACCAATGCGTGCCTCACAGCAATGCGTCAGGTATTTCCACAAGAAACTTGGCAGGTAGGTGAGGCCATTATGAGAGCTGAAAGTGGGCTAAACCCAAATGCGGTATCTAGTACCAATGACCACGGTTGTTGGCAGATACACGACTGGGCCTTATACGACCCACTAGAAAACACTAAAGTAGCGTACTACAAGTACACTCACTACGGATGGCAACCCTGGAGCGTATATAACTCAGGAGCTTACCTAAAATGGCTTTAATATGTTGGGCGATAACATTCTACATAGTCTGGGGACTGATGAACTTAAAAACTACATAGGAGGGTAAATTGACTGATAGGGCAAGACTCAAGAAAAAGCTTGATACCATACATTCTAAACTGATTAGAAGCATTGAAAAATCTTGCGTGGTCTGTGGATCACAAGAAATGCTACAGTGTGGACACCTTTTTACCAGAGCTGCCCTATCAACCCGTTGGGACATAGAGCCAGATGGAAATTGTCATTCTCAATGCGCCAGCTGTAATTATAGGCATGAACACGATTCGTACCCATATAATAATTGGTACATAGAAAAGTTCTCAAAAGATAAATGGGATGAACTACATAGAAGACACAAGGCTTGTCGGAAGTTCACACTTTTAGAAATGGAAGAAATGTGTCAAGAGTTTAAAAATCTTTTGACACAAAGCGAATAGTTTAGTATAATAAAATAAATTAGTGGAGGGAACATGTCAGATCACTATTTAGAAGAAGAACCAAAAGACTGGGTAACAGTCATACACGACACTTTTACAAAACACACTTGTTTTGCAATGATAGTAGCACTCATACTAGGATTTATCTTGAAGCCAGCCATTATTGGACTGGTATTTTTGTTTTGGTTATTATGTGTAGCTTGGAGCTTATAGGAGAGACTACGACTATTGTCTAACTATGTTGGGGCGATGCATAACCCCAACCTAGATGGCCAGAAGCCATAGAAACTTTAATCTAGGGAGGCGTGACATGGATTACCAACAAGAGTTGGATAAGGCAGTCCGTCTCCACAAAGCTCTCCTTGTTGTACACAAGGGGTGTGCTGGACTGCGACCCGAATACGAACAGCTCAATGCTGTCGTATGTAACTTCGTTCTGGGCTTCGTGCCTGTCATCAACGTCCAGTGCCCTCACGACAAGGACTGTCAGGTAACAGGGCGTGAGACGTTCGGTGGCTTGGAAGACCTCATAGAACAGCTTGAAGTCATCATCTGGTGGCTCCAACTGGAGGTCTGCTACGAGACTGAGACCGACTACGACGACCTTTCAACCACGGGGGGTGATGGGTAATGTGTCCGCACATCTGGTTCTTTGCCACTTTCGGACACATCCACATCCGCAAGTGTGCCATCTGCAACCGAGTTCAGTTCAGGACAGCCGATGACGAAGAGTGGACGGAGGTGGAGATGTGAAGAAGAAGGAGCGGTGTAAGCTCTGTAACGACAACGCCGTTCTCACAAACCATCACCACTTCTTTCCCAAGAAGAAGCACAAGAGCAATCGCATCCACCGCATCTGTTGGCCATGCCACAAGGCGTTCCATGTCAAGGTTCGGGAATGCCTCAAGGCTTGGAAGAACGATTGCCGTAAGTGCCAGTACGCAGGCGTCTGTATGCACTATGGGAGGTGATACCATGAAGATATACGTAGCAGGCCCCTACACCGCCGACCCCGAGGTTTGTACCCACGTTGCCATTCTGAATGGAGACATCCTCCTTTCACTGGGCTACGCACCGTACATCCCTCACCTGACCCACTTCTGGCACAACCAGTGTCCTCACCACTACGAGACCTGGATGACGCTGGACTTTGAGTGGGTCGCATCCTGCGATGTGCTCTACAGGCTCCCTGGGGAGTCCAGTGGGGCTGACAGGGAAGTTGACCTGGCTACATCACTCGGCATCCCTGTCGTCTACTCGCTCTCCGAACTGCTGGAACGATTCCCATTGGAGGTGTGAGATGTACTGTGCCACGTGTGGTCAGAAGGAGACCCCCGTCAAAACCAAGCGTTTTGACAGGGATACGGGAGAGCCCGTCTACGTGGACTACTGTCTCAACCCCAACTGCGTTGTGGGCAGGCAGAACGTCTGTGGCATCAACACGGGCCACACCATCGGGTTCTTCATCGGGACCTGCAAGAACTGCGGGTTCCAGCCCTGCGACTGGTACTAGGGAGGTGTGAGATGACCTTCCCTATCCCTGACAAGGAGAAGAACCCCGTCTGTGAAGAGTGCGTCAAGTTGACGCCTCACAAGGCGACATCCTGTCAGAACCCGTGCTCACATCTCGTCTCGTGGGCATCGCACCAAGCAACGGCTGACATCGTGGCTATGGCCATCAAGTCGGCACGAGCCATCCGAGAGAGCAGGGGCTAGTCTAGCCGAGCCGAAGGGCAGTTACCGCCTAGATGAAATGCCCCTAACCTACCAGCTTTCCAGGTTACTGGTTGAACAACAAACCTGGCTACACCGTCCTTCTCCCACATTCAGCTGACTGGCTAACATCTGGCCAGCGTGGGGGAAGGGCGACCAACCTTTATATGTCAGCAACCGCTGGCTCCACTAAGGCAAAGTAAGGAGGAAGACTATGCCAATCAACTGGAGCGATGAGATGAAGAACGAACTCGTCTCGTCCGACAACCTGCAAGAGTTTGCAGACAAGTACGGTCTGTCGTTCGCAAACGTAGACCGCAAGAGACGCAAGTTGCGTGCCAAGACCAAGCCCGTTGACGGACCGTCATCTATCGTTCGGTATCTCTCAAGGGGTCGTACTGTCGCTGAACTGGAAGACAAGGGTATCTACCTTGACGACCTGGACATTGACGGCTACGAACTCTACGAGACCCAGAACAACCGCTACGAGAAGGTCTACCTCTTGTTTGCCAAGCCCACCGAAGAGCTCGTCCTTCAGGACAAGACGTGGACTTACAAGCAGGCGGTTGACCCTGACGGCAACGCCCAACCCTACTACATGATGCAGATGCAGGGAGACTTCGACAAGCTCAAGATAGTCCCCCTCGCAGACGTGCATTACGGAGCCAGGGCGTGCATGGTTGACAAGTTCAAGGAGTACGTCAACTGGATTGCCGCCAACGACAACGTGTTCTGCTTCATCTCGGGAGACCTCTTCGAGAACTCTCACGGAGACTCCAACAAGGGTCTCTCCCACTACGAGCAGGATGTCCGCCCCCAAGACCAGGTGACTGACATGTGTCGGTTGCTCGCACCCATCGCCCATAAGATACTGTGGGCCATCCCCGGCAATCATGAGGACCGCTCACGAACGAGGGACTACGACCCTCTGGAGCGTCTCTGTGAACGCCTGCACGTACCTTACAGCTACGAACCCATCTTCGTTGACCTGCTGTGGAAGGGGAATGTCTTCTCTTTCCACGACCAGCACGGTCGTGCGGGTGGTCAGACCAAGGGTGGCAAGATGAACGCTGCCGCTCGTCCCCAGGAGATGCAAGAGCACATCATGTTCACCGTGATGGCTCACGTGCATGACGGGGACGTCTCAAGGAACACCAGGATTTGTCGCAATCGTGTGGACTTCTACCTGGAGTTCCGCAAGCAGTACATAATCGTCTGCCCTTCGTTCTTCGGCTACTTCGGTAGCTACGCAAGCAAGGCTGGCTACAAGCCAGGTTCGTACGGTTCCATCAACATGGACCTGTTCGCCAACGGGGACTACCACGCCAATTCGTAGAGGCTCCAGGGGCTGCCTACAAAGCCCCCTTTCAATAATTAAAGGAGGAATTATGATAACAGAAGCTGAACAAGACCTAGAAAGAATAAGATTTACATCAGACAAACTCTTAGATGTAAAATATCGTGAAGGCAATAAGGAACATGGTGGAGACCTAATGACCATGACAGTAAGGGAATATATAACCAATGCCTTAGACGAGAATACTGACCAAAGGGTTTATCTATTAAAAGCTCTTGAGGCATTAAATGATAAAAATTAAGTGGGTAAAGCGTGCTCATCAATGGTGCAAAACAACAATATCAGAAAACAAAGGTAAAATTATTCAAACCCAAGAATGGGCAAGTAGTAAAAAAGAATTGGAGGAAAAAGATGTATAAAGTAAAAATGTTCTTTGGAAGCAAATATAACTATGTACTAGACGAACAAGAATACCAAGAGTTCCTAGAATACAAAAAATGGCTGGATACGCCCTGTTGTGAATTAAATGATAAGTGGTGTGGTCACGAATACTGGCCTATGGATAAGTGCGATATATGTGACCAAGAAACCTGTCCAGAAGAAAACAAGCACTGTAGTTGCAGACACATCCCATACGACCAAGAAACCCTAGAAGATAGAGTAGATGACCTTGAATGTGATGTCCGACAATTTATGACCACCCAGAAACTAATAAACAAAGTAATAGAAGAACAGATAAGCGAAAAGGAGTAGATCAGATGGAGGGTAAAGAGATAATGAAATACAGCTGTATCAGCTTCTTCAAGAAAGGCAAATGCCCTCGTGCCCATACATCAAATTGTCCTTTTGTAATAAAAGGTATTGACTATTCTAAAGAGTGTATTTATAGTAAAGTTAAACTAGATACGAAAAGTAGGTAGTCAGGGGAGGGATCCTTTCTACCTACTTACGCCCTTTTATAAAGGCAGACTATCATTATAGCACATAATACAATACCCCGTCAATAAAGGCGGGGTATTTATGTAAAAACGGAGGGAGGAACTCCGCCGATACAACTAAAAGTTTTTAGGATCTGTTGGATTATTGAGTCCAGCAAGTACCGAGATAATCGCTGTTACTGTCCCAACTACGGTCTTAATAAGGTCTGTTTGTCCTGGTAGTACGAATACTGCCAATGTTGACAATATAGCAATAAGTTCAATTATCACTACTGGGGATTTAAATCTGTCTAATATTTCTTTCACATCTACTCCTATCTTTATCTCTGTGGCCTGCGTAGAGGCCTCTTCTTGGCGTTTTTTCTCCTCCTCGGCTATCCTTAGTCGTTCTGCTTCTAGCAGGGCTTTCTCTTCTTGTGCTTTACGTTCATTCTCTATCCTTTCGGCTTCTAATTTATCAGCCAATTCTTTTTCAAGTCTAGCCTGTTCTTCGGCTAGTTTCTTTTGCTCTTCGGCTATGCGTTGTGCTTCAGCCTTAGCTTTAGCGTCTGCTTCTGCCTGTGCCTTTTCAGCAGCGATACGCTTTTCTTCAGCGAGTCTAGCCTGTTGAGCGTTATAAGCATCTTGGTCAAAGTTCACATCTTGGTTTGGTCTTAGGACTCCTAGAAATGAAGTATAGTTATGAGACACATACCTAGATGGTTTAGAACCATCCCATGGGGAGTCCCAGTTTTGGTCAAGAGAGACAAAGTAATTAGTATTACCCTCTCCTGTACAGATAGCTATATGACCATAAGTGCCCATATTCCAAACAGCCACATCACCACGCTTCGGTACGAAGCTAGGGGTGTTGGCTATTTTAGTAAAGGCTGAAGTGTTGTATGAGTTCCAGGTGTCCTTAGCGGCAGGAGCACCCTTTACGGTTACTTTTAAGTAGTTCCGTTGGTAGTCTGCGTATAAGTCCATACATTGAGCACCGTAGGATTTATCGTCATCTATGTACTTACCAGCCCTTTCGCTGAAGAATCTGTCTGCTATTGTCATTAGTCCTCCTTTATGTCTTTTTCTACATTAAATAATTTACGGTCCTTGAACTCTTCTTGCTTACTGTCGTTCCAATTAAAGGTGGGTCTAAGGTATCCGCAGACTCTGCTATAAATCTCGCATTTTGTTCTCATATTAAATGTCCTTGTATGAGATATGATAATATCCCGATTACTGCTGTTATTATTGCAACGATGAATATCTTTACGAACCAAGCTACCCAAGCCGGAGCGTATTTCTTGTCGGCTACATCAAAAAAAGAATCAAGCTTCGCCTCAAAACGAGTGAACCTATCGTCTACTTTTTCATCTAGGCGTCTGACATCGTCTTTGAGGTCGCATATTTCTTTCATAAGTCTTGACTCCAATTTATCTGCATCTGACTTTCTGTCGGATACAGCTCTTTCTAAGTTTGCTTGTACTTGGTCTGCTCTCATTCATGATCCTATTTTGAATACTCGGTATCACTACCGAATGAATCTATTTCTATATGTATATCAAATTGGTTGCACAACATATCTCCAGTATAGACATTGTCATCTCGGTATAGTTTTATAACCATTATTGAACTCATTGTCATCCCAGTTCCGTCTATACCAGCCCCTTTAAGGATTTGGTGTATTGTCCCTGATGAGTAGGTTGCAACATAAGAGTCCATTGTATAGGTGGTAAAACCAGCAGGAACTGCATCACCAATATTGAACCACTTATAATCTATCTTAAACACTGCTTGTTGATTGGCTGCCTGTTGGACATGTACATGGGGATATATTGTAGACCCTGCTTTATATCTATGCGGTATTTGAGCAACAATATAAACTATTTCGGTTGCATCATTTTTGGGGAATAGGAAACCTATATTTGTAGTATCCCAGTCTGGTTTAGTTAAAGCACCCAGTCTACCTGGTGTCATTTCAAAGACAACATCATCAAACGAAGTACCATCACCACTTAAAAGAACGTTATCTGTGAATGTGTTTTCTCCAGTAAAAGTATTATCAAGCACCCTATTTGCTACTTGGTCACTTGGAGTATTTACTACTGATGTGATTACATTATCTGCCATTACTTAAGTCCCATCCATTTAGCAAATGTTAGTAGTTTCTTGCCGACTTTCTCTCCAAAACTTCCAGCAATTGCGTGTTCACTTACCATATCATCCCAAACTGCGTTAGCGATTGACTTACCAGAAAGTAATGTAGCGATTGTTGGTGCTACAGGTTCGGCTGCTGACCAGTCATCCATACCACCTAAATCAAGGGTAACATCTACTGGGTAGAATACAGACCAGTCGTCAAAGTAAATATAGGCGTCAGTCGTTAGAGCGTCAGTCATACCACTTATCGTGGCTGTGATTGAACCAGTAGTAGTTAAAGGAGTTATTGGAACAAATAATTTCTGCCACTCGGTTGACTGTGCAGCTTCTGCATAGGCAGTTGAAGTATCATCATAAGTTATTGTAAGTCTCGGCATTTGATTAGTCCCTGCCCAGTAAGCAGAAGAGTTAATTTTAACCCAGACCTCTACTACCATATCCTTATTTTGGATGTTACCAGTAGGAATTGACTGAGACCACGTTAGTGCATCAGTTGAAGAGCTTGGCTGAAGTCTAAAGGCGAACTTACCAGTACCAGATGTGTGAACAGTCGTATCGTCTAGTCCATCACCAGTTCTCTGATAGTATCCAAATGGTAGGTATCCCCTGTCGTCATTGGTTGTTTCGTTAAAGTTAGTGAACTTGATATTAGTTCCTGGTGTTTGGTCTGGTAGGAATGTCCAGTCAAAAGTATCTACCCCGTCTGCATTATGAAATCTATAATCGTGGAGTCCACCAGCTATCACAGAAAGGTCTGTTGTACAGTTTGTTGAGGTAAAACCACTATTTATGCAGTTTATTGAATAAGAGCCAGCAAACGATAAGGCACATAGGCAGTTTTCTGCTATGTTGTCTTCTGCTGTACAGTTAATAGCTTTATCTATGTTATAGGCTCCAAGTTGTGCTCCAGTATTGGCGACTCCCCAGACATAGTTTCTATCAACAGTTGAGTCTATACCACCGATATAAATTGCTGGGTATGATGCAGCCCTGTTGTTTTCAACAATGTTGTCGTATATGTCCATCTTATAGTTAGAAGATGTTGATGGTGAACCTATACCAGAAGAATACCCAGATAGGGTAACAGTGTTTCTAACGATGGCTCTACCAGACTTATAGTAGGTTGAGTTAAGTACACTCGGAACATAGGACGGGAACATTCTCCAGCCATATATTCGTTCAAAGATATACCCTGCTGGTGGGATTATAAAGGTTGAGAATAAACAATAGCAAGAAGTTGATAATCCCTTACAGAGTACATCTCCGACATATTTAGCTCCCCTGTTTGAATCTAGTACATTCATATTAGAATTGTTAGCACCCTCAGAGAATGCAGTACCAGCAAAATACACACCAGATAGATATAGTTGATTATAGTTAAATACAGCAGATAATGATTGGGTCGCCCCTGCATAGGACATTGTTATGCCGAATCTGTTGGCGTTTATTACCGAACCACCAGACTTACGGATATTTGTAAGTAAATTAGTATTTAGAGTAATTGTTTGTCCAGCGATTGAAGCAATCGTATAAGTAGTGGTAATTCCCTGACCCTGTACATCTTGCTTTCCAACCCAGACTTCATCACCATTAGCCCAACCAGTAATATCACCAGTAACTACGATATCTTTTTGACCAGTATTGGCATCTTGGGCTAAGGTTACTCTTACTGGAGTTGTGGGGATTTCACCATACATAAACAGCGAACTTCTTCCAAAACAATAGGTAGATGATGCGTGTGGTGGTCTAAAACAAGGGATTAAGGTTCCAACCGTAGGAGCACCCCAGACTATTTTAGCCTGCTGTGCGAATGGGATACGATTAGTTGAGGTACCCACCCTGAACCCAGAGTATGTTCCAAGCATCACTGCTCCATTAAAGGTAGCCGTATATGAAGACGCTGGCGTATCATCCCATTTTAAGAGTGAAACATTATCGGCAGTTTGGTCTGTTTTATTAGCACAGACTATGCAAGCGATTCCATTTACAGTATCACCAGTTCCCAAAATACCATTTAGTGTAATGTCTGAATCTATCGTTAGAGAGTCTTTTACGATTAAAGTATCACCAGGAGTAATTGATGCTACGGCTGTATTACACCAAGTCCAGTATGATGGATTAGTACCATCGGAGGTTCTTAGATACCAAGTACCTGTAGTTCCACCAGACTGTACAAAAACAAACTTCCACGCACTAGCAGTGGTTGTTACTGCATATGGAGTTGTAAAAGTAAAATTAACATAAGGTGTTACATAGGAAGTTGATGCTATGTTTGAAAGAAGTGTGGAGCCAGCAAATGTTTCGTTAATCCTAATGGCCCACAAAGTATGAGTTCCACTTGTAGAACCTGTAAAGTTTATGCTTGTTCCACCTGCAGTTGTTGCTATATTAAAAGTGTTGGCATTTATGTATTTTACATAATAAACAGTACCTGCTGTTATACCAGTAGGTAGAGTTCCTGTGGTTAAAAATCTTACCTGTTCACCACCAGAGAAGCCGTGACTCGCTAGTGTAACAATACCAGGTGATGCTATTGGGGTGGTACAAGTACCCTTATTTTCTTCTAAACGAACAGTTAGATTTCTGTCATTGAGACCAGTTGAGTAAATTGGTAATCCTATACCCAAACAATTCCCAGCGTTAGCGAATGTGGTTGTGAAGTTAGCAGGGACTGTCGCTGAAGTAGTTATGGTAACAGTTGAGTCAGAGCCTGCATATAGGTTCTGTGCCTCTACTCTATACCCACTAAAAGATGCTGTGGTGGTTGTTCCATTTGTAATTATTACTGCCATCTTATGTCCAAACTATTGTTATGCCATCAGTAGCGTTGTTAATGGCAACTGTTTTAGTTTTAACACCATCGGTGATGACGATTGTTTCTACATCTCCGACAGTTGTATCAGTTATGGTTAGATCAGCACCAGCCTTGAATCCACTACCATCCATAGCAGTTACGTTTGAGCCATCTACACCATAGGCAATATTCTCGTACATCCCATAGGTATCATTAAAAGACCTACGATCTAGGGACTGGGAACTAAACTTCGTGTCATCTGATGCCATCTTATGTCCTTATAAATAAACAATTTTCATTTGTTGCTGTTTCAGCGTACCTACGCCATGTTTTTGCTTCGTTGTCCCAACTCATATCTGCCATGTGTAGTAGGGCTTCTTTGAACTCAGGATTGCCTAGAATTGCTTGTAGGCAGTAGTTTCGGGCTTCGTCACCTCGTTGGAGATTAAATAGGCATTTGGAAGCTCGTAGGTTAGCGTCTGCTATCTCATATCTCCATGTGCCTACCTTTATATATGCTTTATATTCCCTTAAAGCCTTCTCCCACTCGCCCCTGTCAAAGTATTCTTGGGCTAGATAATACTTATTTCTAACAGATTTATCCTTTAGTAGAATCCTTAGATTTCTATCTGGGTCTACTTCGTGCTGGGGTGATTTTCTGTATCTTATTTCTATATTGGTTTTCTTGGGGTTGCATACGACATATTCATGTACTTTACCCTGATACCTAAGCCCTTTTTTGAAGATTCTTGGTCCTCTGTGAAAACTTGTATCACTCCAAGATACCTTTACTTCTAATGCGTCATAATTGTCATCTAGTTCTATCTCGCTGACAGGTGTTAAAAGTATCTCGTCAGCGTCTATTATTAGATTCCAATCCCCATTTGATTTTGAAAGGGCGTAGTTTCTAGCGTCAGAGAAGTCATCTTTCCACTTATGGTGGTAGACTTTTCCATACTTAGAAGCTATCTCTACAGTTTTATCAGTAGATCCAGTATCTACGATTATTATCTCGTCTATACCCTTGAGTGATTTAAGACACTCTTTAAGCATAGCCTCTTCGTTTTTAACTATTAAACAAGCTGATAGCATGATTCCCCCTAAGATGCTTCATATGTTCCTACAAGTATCATTTTGTCACTAGCTGCCCAAGTAAATGGTGTACTAGCACCGAGATTCGCATAACCAGTCCAAGTACCATTGGCTAGTGGTGCAACTGGGTATATTTTATTAGTAATTATGTCTGTTGCTCCCATCCACCAACTTCCATTAGCGTCTAGGAAGAATGCAGTACCAGTTACATGGTCTGTGGCGTTATTAGCAGGTGTTGCAAATGCGGCAGCTCCCACAGAGATGCTGGTACCACCGAGAGTAACGACAATACTGTAGTGAACGGTTTTACCGATTTGAGTCCACCTAGCAACGACAGTTCCAGTTGAGCCAACATTTAGATTAGTAAGTCCTGGATTCCATGTTGCCCATGCACCCCCAGGCTGACCAGCAGTAGTGGCTAACTTGGCGTTATTAACTACAGCATCTAGTGTCCATGTAGCGCCAGAAGAAGATACTGTTATATCACCCTTATCTCCATCTGCTATCGTTCCAGTTGGTCCAGTAGGACCTGTGGCACCGGCAGTTCCCTGAGTTCCCTGAGACCCTTGCGTTCCCTGTGTCCCCTGAGACCCCTGAGTCCCAGTAGCACCTACAGTACCTTGAGTGCCTTGAATACCCTGAGTACCTTGCGTGCCTTGAGACCCTTGTGGTCCAGTTGGGCCAGCAACGGTTGAAGTTGCACCAGTCGGTCCTGTTGCTCCGATGGTACCCTGACTGCCTTGTGGACCAGTGGCTCCTGCCGTACCCTGTGTGCCTTGTATTCCCTGTGTTCCCTGTATTCCTTGAGTTCCCTGACTTCCCTGAATACCAGTAGGACCAGTAGGCCCAGTAACAGTAGAATCGGCTCCAGTTGCTCCGGTTGGGCCAGTAGGTCCAGTACCAGAAGCTCCAGTGGGTCCTGTAGGACCAGTTACACCTGCACCTGTTGGTCCAGTTATTCCTACTCCCGTAGGTCCAGTTGGGCCAGTTGGACCAGTATCACCAACACCTGGACCTGTTGGACCCGTAGGTCCCGTTGCTCCATCTATGCCATCTCGGCCTTGTTCTACAATTTTAGCGAATACTCTTGTCATTAATCCATCTCTCTAATTGTTTGCTTGTCATGTCCATTGGGTCCATTGCTTCTAGGTCTTTCTTAGCCTGTAAAGCATCCCTTAGTTTTTGTTGGACTCTTACGAAATCTCTTATAGATTCTATCGTTCCGTATATGTCATCGGTTATGTACTTTTTTAACTCCTCAAAGTTCTTTTCATACTCTTTACGGGTATCTGCCTGTAAGTAAGCATCTATCTCTGCTAGTTGACTTTTAACGTCAAATGTTTCGTAGGCTTGTCCAGCGTTTAGTAAATCAGTTACTAAAGGTGGTCTACCCAGTTCAACTAACTCTTTCGGTGATGGCTCCGTTGACGATGTGGTAGTCGTCTGTATAATAACGTCCGTGGGAGCAGAACTTACATCCTGCTTGATGCTTTCCCTCTGGATCGGTTCCCTGGTCAACGTAGAAATGGGTGCAGTCTCCTGACTCAATGATTCTTGGCTCATGGATTACCTCCTTATCCGTAGAGTTCACTGTTTTTAATTGTTCTGATTCCTTTTCCGACACCTTTTGTTCCTCCTTTGGCAGTACCTTTAGCGATACCTGCGTTCTTTAATTTAATACCTTTAGATTTTAGGGTAGGTTTGGTAACTTTCGTGTTGATAGATAGTTTCTTGCCCTTATAGGTGGCTATCTTTCTACCAGATTTTGCCTTAGTGGTTTTCAGTTTAGCGGTCTTCTCTGCTATTTTCTTAGGTTCTTGTCCAAATAAGTCTACTTTA